CTGTCCCCGTATTAATTAGATTATTTATTGTAGTAGACAATCCACCAATACGCTTAGTTCCTACAACAAGAGATATTGTAAAGTTACCTCCTGTGGTTGTGCTGCTAAGGATCACCGTAACAGTGAGGTATCCATTGACCCAAAACCCCTTAGTAGGTCGTGAGGTTAATACGTCCGTCGTTTCTCCATTTGGTAATGACAAGGCTAAACAGTTACTAGCGTTTACAAATGTGCCTGCACCAGCAGTTACTTCAAAATCAGCGGGACTAAATCTTTCTTTGAAATAGTCGTCTCTAAGGTAACGGTCAACAGACATTACGCTATTGCGAAATTGTCTTGGGTCTTGTACATCTTTAGTTACTGTGGGCATTAATACTTTCCCGTTGGTTGCCAGTCCACTTGTAACATCGTGATCTCTCTAAGATTCCCAGGACTTGCGTTGATTATTGTCTGGAACGTAAAGAATTCACCTTCTTGCATTGTAGGAAGGGGCAGCCAACCATCATCGTCTCTATCTGCCCAATTTGTAGTAGAGTTAGTAGCGTCTCTCATGTCGGGGGATTCTGAGGAAGTAACTGTAATGTCAATAGGGATTGCGAATGTTTCAGTAATCGCTGTCCCATAGGGAGTAAATACTGTAGTAAGGGGTCTTACTCTATTGATTTGAAGGTTGTTGATTATGTTATCCCTACCTACAATTGCGGCAGAAGACAATATCCCGCTAGACAATACGCCAGCTTGGGTACCGCCACCTACGAACTGATACAGTGAATGGTTCTCTCCGTCTGTTCCATCTGGATCAAAACCAAACAACATTAGTAACCTAGTAATGTCTGTTTGAGCAGAAAGAATGTTTGTCATTGACATTACGTGGCATAGGTGCGTATTTACTGATGGGGCTTCTAGCCCGCCAGTAAGATCAATGTCTAAAATAGCCGCCCTGTTTTCTACGGTGTTGTAGACTACTATTTTTGTTTCTTCCCCGCCGAATTCTGTTGATCTGGCTGGTCGGTATAGCCAGAAGATGCACCTTGTTAGGGGGTCGTAAGTACCAACAACCTGAGAATCAACCAACTGTGTATCTGGCCCATCCTCCATCGCTAAGGCATCAGGATTGTATTGAGAATCGAATAGGTATCTAGTGAATTGACCGTCCCCTATTGGCTCAATATATTGTCCATTTCTTAGAACGCGAATACCTCCGTTACCCCAAAAATAAATGTCGCTTTCTACCTTAACTATGCTTCTAGGAAAGGCCGTTCCTTCGCCCACACTGATTACGTCGAATGTGAAGATTAAGTCTGAGCCCACGTAGTCCATACGGTAGATAGAATTTCTCTTGAAGATAACTCCAAATTCTCCACCAACCGAACCAGTGATTTGGCCCAACGTATCAATTAGTAATTGAAAGTCGGACTGAGTAGTCAGGTCAATGACTTTAAATACACCGTTCTGGTTAATCGCGCTCCACCATACAGTATAAGGTGTACCTATATCAGTACCTATGGTACCAGAACCCCCGGCTCCTGCTCCATTTGGGTTGATGTCTGCCAACACTAAGAAGTTATTGACTACGACAGAAAACCTAGCTCTTGGCTCATATTCGTCGGCCTCTAATGCACTCGGGTCAATCAAGTCAGAAAAAGGATCACCCGCTATAACGTCCGCCAGCGTTCTTATCTGTATAGCGTTCTCATAGTTGGTAGCAATAACATCGTTGCCCCATGAAGCGAATGACCAAGATTGTGGTTCACTACCTTGTCCATAGTCATCGTCTCCCGCTACCGCAGTAAACCTAGTTACGTTTTCCCAATTGAATATCCTGTCTATAGAGTATAGGTGTTCCTGAGTACCAATATAATGAACGTTAATGTCCCCGCGTCTAGGGGAGGTACTTCTTGGTATTTCTAGCTCTACCCAAGAAATATGGATACCCGCATCACTAATTACTTCAACTTGTAACCCGCTAACTTGGAAGACTTGGCCTGCTTGCCCCGGAGTAACAGTTACGTCTAATGTTAAGTTAGACCAATCTTTAATAACAGATAAATCGTCTATTGCAGAAGTTATTACAGTAACAAATGAAGTCGAGGGGGTAAACGAGTTTGTGTGAATAACTTTAGTACCTTCTCTTAAGGTTATCGTAACGTTTCCTGCGGTTACGCTTGACTTAACCCTACGAACAAACTGTAAAAGGGCGGCATCCACAACCGAAGCTTCTACGTTTGGTGCCATTAAATCAGGTAGACTGAACGTAATTGTAGCAGACTTTTCGGTTCCTCCCGCACTTACAAACTCAACATATTCTGCGTCGTTTCCGAAGTCAGCTACGTGCTCAAATAGGTCTACAGTTGTTCCGGCCTCATCTGTCCAACCACCAATCTTTATGTCTTCATCTGGAAATACGTCTGTAAGTTGGTCAGAACTTGGGCCAGATAATACACCATCAATAACAATATTTAAATCGCTATAATCTGTAATATTAGCAATGTTGGCCGAAGAAAAGGTGTGTTCAAATAATACAAATCCGTTTGTATTATCTGTTTCGTTAAAGAAAACCTGAACAACTTCTATGTCTGTTGTATCTTGACGTAAAGTTATAAACAAGTCTGCGTTTGAGGACGCACCCATTTCATCTATGCTATATCTAACTCTTAAGATATGTCCATCATTAGTACCAGGATCGGTTACATCAGACAAAGTGAAAATGCTTTCATTGTCTATGGCGCCCCCCGTTACGTAAGTTACTTTTACGCCGTCTCTATCATCGGGGCTTTTTTCATCAATAAACTTATAGAATAACGGAAGGTCATTTTCTTCTTTGTCAGTACGTTCCACTGATTCGTTGGGAGGATATACTACTAGCCCACTAACAATTTGGGTGTCTCCATCAGGTCTAGCGTACTGAAAGGCGCTAGTCTGAGAATATAAGTGACTGTGTCCACCAGTGATAATAAAATTATCGTCGGGGCTATCTGGACTCTTAGCCACTGTACGAATATTGTTAGTTAGACGGTATGACCCATACACAGGAAGTACGTTCAACGCTTCTTGTAAGGCGGGACTATCTCTGTCTGAGGCGTCGGGAGCGAATATCCCGAATGGTAGGTTACTAATCATATTATATGTACGGTGTTCTAGTCATAGTAGCTTGATTGAAATTGCTTTCTGACTTCAAGTTTCCATAAACACTTCTAAGTCTATTCTCTAATCTAATTACGTCTTCGTTGTCTTTGTACAGGTTCTGGTACAGGTCTATCTTAGTGTGAAGACGAATTAACTCTTCTGCGTGTGTTAACCAATCATTCTCATAGGAATCAGTAAGACTAGTTGTTCCGTCCCCTTCTGTAAACTCCCACACAGATCCCGTAAAGTTGGCAGTTGGAGTATCTAGCTGCTTTACGTAATCTAATCTAACATCGAAGGCTAAGTGAGGAGTGGGCACTAGAAGGATGCTCTCGTGGTGCCATGACCAATAGTAAGGATACCCCTCAGTATTTTCACTGACGAATTCGTCTCTTAACCGATCAAGCGTGACCTGGTATACCTCAGTCCACGTATTAGTAACATCCACAAAGAGTGTATCGACATAAACCAAATCATCAGGATAGTTGTTTGTTCCCGTGCCCCTAGTATATGAATCTTGTCCCTGAACAGTCTCAAAGGTATCTGTAGCTTCGTTAAAGAAGAATCTGTGATGCTTGTAGTACTCCATCGCAGAAATCAAACCAAGCCTGATTCTTGTAATCTCTAGAGAAGTGTTTCTAGGAAGCTCGTTCTTAATGCGTTCTGTGATTGTTCCTAAGTTTGCCATATACGTATTACCATAAGTGGTGAGGTACCCCGCTATTTGTGAGGCACCTCACCACCAAATAACTCAAGTTAAGCCGCAGTCTGAGACTGTTCCTTAACGTTTACGTAATAACGACCACCAACCTCAATTGTGTCTGAGGCGGCACCGGCAGAAGCGGATGTAGTGATTTCAGCAGCAAGATACTTTCCTGCTACGTCGATCCATGCGCCCTCACCGGCTACCTGGTCGGTTTCTCCTGTATCGTCTTCGTCTACGCCAGCCTGAATAACTACGTCCAGGGCAGCGTCTCCACTGTCAATGAATCCAAGACTTAATACCAACGCAGGCGTTCCAGAATCAAGCGTACCTGTTTCGTACACGAATTCACCTGCCGCATTGAAAACCTTGGCTCTTTCAGGGAAAGGACCAAACAGAAGAATAATGTCCCCATCCTGCAAAGCAGTGGTGGGAACCGTTACCGTATTTCCAAACCCTACGGAACCTTCATGCTGGTATGTTACTACCAACTCGGATACACCATCGAATTCAGCCATTTTTTAAAAAGCCTCCTTATGTAGCCGCCGTAGCGAAAGTTGAGATTACGATAACACCGAAGTCTGTCGAATTGAACTGTGTCTTCTTTCCACCAACTAGTGATGAAGCAGCAACACCGTGTTCACGTCCAAAGTCAAAAGTTTCTTCCGCCCATACGAAACGTGAAGGACTTCCACCTAGACGCCCCCATCCTAGAACAGCCGCCTGAGCACCACACAGCGGAGCACGTCTTACGTCTGTAACAGCAAGAGAGGGAGTACCAGAGTCTACACCCTGGGTTACTCTTGTGTTTTCGACAAGAAGCACACCGTTGTAGGTACCAAGCGCACCTGTAAGGATTGGGTTGTTGTTGATACCACCACCACGCAGGATATCTCTGTTGATTGCAGTCCAGTCTGAATCTGCATCACGTAGAGAAGTCACCTGATAAGGGTGCAAGAAGCACACGTAGTATTCACCTAGACCCTCGATTCTAGCAGGACGAAATGCTGGCGTAGATGTCTTTGCCAACTCAATCGCCTTATCTAGAAGAGGAAGAGTAAATACGTCAGTAGAGGCTAGGGATTCGTCGTCAGTAGGAGTACCCGCCCAAATCTGGCGTCCAGAAGACGGCGCTAGAACAGTGTTGTTCCAGGTCATCGTAGCGGCACCAGAGTTAGAAGGTGTATACCCACCAACCTGATTGAAGAATCCTGTGTCTAGACCGTGAGCCAATTGGTCAGCTAGACCAGCGCGAGCTTCGTCCAACATATTGAACGCAACTCTCTGCTTGTCCATCTTTGTCTTCCAGCGAACGGCGTGACCTAGCTCGTCAATAACAACAGAGTCGTTATGAATAGTTAGTGTCTGTTCGTTGGTTTCAAAGGTGTCAGAGCTACCAAGCAAATCAGCGGTAAGCTGCATACGTAGACCGAAAGTGATTGTATCACCCGGCGCGTCAGCAAGCTCGTCCTTCCACTGAATCAAGGCGTCACTTCTCTTACCCACGTAGTTGACGTAGGAAATCTTTTTTAAGACTTCGGCTTCAAGACCTTCTGACCACTGCTGTTGTGACAGCGGGTGGCTAGTTGAAAAAGTCTGTACAGCCATTTGTAATAATCTCCTTTGGTTAATATTTTAGCTTACACGATTTAGGTAATAACGGATACCCCGCCGATAGCTCTTGATTTTACGTCCCAAGGTTGACGGATACTCTCCACTAACGCAGGAGGAGCGGTTTACGCAGGTAGTCTAGCTCTACCTTGCGTCATAATTCTTTCAAAGAAATCTTCGTCTGCCAGAAGCTTTAATCTTTCCCCTTTAGGGAAATCATCTGACCACAATTGTTCAGCGGTAATTTCTTCATCCCGTGTTCTCTTTGTAGTCCCTGGCAAACTATTAATATTTGTTGACGGCTTTTTCTTAGGAAGCGTCTTAGCTTTTGGTTTAGATTCTTGGGCTTGATACCCGTATTGCTGAGCTACATTATAGACTTCCTGGGCAGGGTCAAATCCACCTTGCATAGCTGAGGCAGCAAATCTCAAAGCCATGTTACTGACTTCGGCAGCCGCCTTTTCAGGTGCGTACCCTTGTGCCAAGAACCCCCTGTAGAAAATGTTCTGTACGTGATTATATGCATTGTCGTAGTCAGGATGCTCTGCTCTAAACTTGTTTTCCTGTGCTACTGTCCACGTACCTACTCTATTTACTTCTCGGGCATATGCCTCAGCAAATTGTTTTTCCTGGTTTACAGTAAAGGAATCTTCGTATTGCTCTAAGATGAAGTCCAACTTAGCATTCAAATGCCCAATCGGGTCTTCGTCCATAGAAGGAAGGGAAGCAGCATCTTCCTCACCCTGTCTAACAACTAAATCTTTACGTAGTTGTTCTAGCGCTTGGGTCTGTCGTTGAATTATATTCGTGTTGTCTTTGTCTGTTCTACGTCTGTGAACAAGCTCATTCAGAAGACCACTGGCTTTCTTTTCTAGCTCAGCAATTCGGTCGTCTGTAGTTAATTCAACTTCTTCCTCTTCTTGCTCTTCTACTTCTTCTGTTTCCTCTACTATCTCTTCTACTTCTTCTTTGGGCGATAAGTCTTCACCCATCAAATCTTTTACGTGGTCTGGTAACATGTTTCTCCTCTCGGGTTATACCGCCCCT